GGCTCTGAACACGCCAACCGGGACGCCTCGACCAACGAAATCCAAGCCCTTGCTGCCATGTCAAGGGACGATGACGAACAGTCCGACCGGTCGGTGTTCGATAACTACTACGTGGCCCGGGTCCTCTGGCGCTGAACGCTATGCTTACCGTCAATCCAGTCCCAAACCTAATCTCCGGAGTCAGTCAGCAGCCTGACTCAATGCGCTTCCCGGCGCAGGCGGTCGAACAGATCAATGGTGACTCCAGTGTGGTGTCCGGCTTGGTGAAGCGCAATCCCTCCAACCACATCCGGCGCATCATCGCCGGGGACGTAGGGACTACCAAGGTCCACACCATCTACCGGGACTCAGACCAGCAATTTATCTGTGTATTCACCTCCAACGGCGTCCAGGTGTTTGACATCGCCACCGGTGCGCTCAAGACGGTTTATTACGGGACGGACGCCGCGCCTTACCTCCAGACCAACGACCCTGAGAATGACCTTAGGTGCGTCTCGGTGGCAGACTACACCTTTGTGGTCAACCGGACCAAGACCGTGGCCCTCAAGGCGGCGACTTCGGCGGCAGCCCTAAATGACGCTCTGGTCACGGTAACTCAGGCCACCAACGGGGCTAAATACACGGTCGTCCTTGACGGGACGAGCACTGTTGCCATTACCGCCGCCACGGGTGAGAGTACAGCCATCGCCATTCAAATCCGGGACGGCATCAATGGCATCGCCCTGACGCCCTACACCGCCACTGCCAGCGGCTCTACGGTTCACATCAAGCGGACGACCGGGACGGCCGTGTTCTCCTGTTCCGTCTCAGACAGCCTAGCCAACGCCGGCTTGGAACTAGCCAAGGACTCGGTGGCCTCGTTCACCAGTCTGCCAACCCATGCCCCGGACGGCTTCCGTATCAAGGTCGCCGGAGACCCCGAGGCTGGCGCTGACGACTACTGGGTCAAGTTCGTCTCCAATGTCACTGGCTCGTTCTTTCAAGGGGTCTGGGTGGAGACCCTTGGCCCGGGCCTCCAATACCAGTTTGACCCGCTCACCATGCCCCATGTTCTGATTCGGAACAACGATGGGACTTTCAACTTCAACCAAGGTAGTTGGACCGACAAGTTGGTCGGGACGGGGGACGATTCCGAGCTCCCATCCATCGTGGGCCAGAGCCTCCAGAACGTGGCTTTCTTCCGGAACCGGCTGACCCTGCTGGCCGGCGAGAACGTAGTCATGTCCGAGGCGGGCCGGTTCTTCAACCTCTGGAGGACCACCCTGACCGACCTGCTCGACTCTGACCCGATAGACGTGGCGGTGTCCCATAACCAGGTCAGCATCCTCTACCACGCCATCCCTTACTTTGACCGGCTCACCCTGATTGGCGAGAAGGTCCAGTTCACCTTAAGCGGTGGTCAGGAGGCCCTGACCCCAAAGAACGTCTCCATCCAGCCCTCCACGGAAGTCGAGGCCGCCATCTATGCAAGTCCCATTCTGGTCGGAAAGAATGTCTACTTCGGGTTCGACCGCGGAAGCAACACCGGTCTCTGGGAATACTTTGTCGCGCCCGATACGGACCAGCTTGACGCTAGTGACCTCACGGTGGGTATCCCAACATATATCCCCGGGACCATTCGGGAGTTGGTGGGTTCAGCCGCCGAGCGGGTGCTGGCCATCCGCACCACTGGGCCGGAGAACACCATCTACGTTTACAAGTTCTACACGAATGGCGGGGAGCGGGTTCAGAGTGCCTGGATGAAGTGGGAGTTTGCCAGTTCGGCTGAGGTCCGGGGCATGGCCGCCCTCGGCAGTAAGCTTTACTTGGTCATCTACCGGGACGGTGATGGTCTGAGCCTCGAAAGGATTGACCTCCAATCAGGCCTGACGGATACCGACTGTGACTACCTGACCTACCTGGACCGCCGCACCGAGGGCACGTTGGTCGGTTATGACAGCGGGACGAACAAGACCACGTATGCCCTGCCTTACAGCCTCACCGACGCGGATTGTGATTGTTTCATGGCGGCGAGTCGCTGGACCTCTGCCTATGACGGTGGGGAGATCGTCGAGCATGAGTCCGCCGAGGCTAATGGGACTATCGTGTTCGACGGGGACACCACCGCCATCCCGATGTGGTTTGGGCTGAACTACGCCCAGACCTACCGGATGTCCAAGCCATTCATGAGGCAGCAAGGGGCGGCTCGGATTATCCCGGGCTATCGTTACCAAATCCGCCGGGGTATCGTCAGCTACCACAATTCGCTCTACTTCAAGGTCCGGGTCATCCCCGAATACCGCTCCCCCTACACCTACGTGTTTACCGGGCGCAAGTATGGGACTCCGGTCTCGGAGGTTGGGGCTCAGTCCCTAAGTTCCGGCCAGTTCCAATTTGCCGTGATGACGGCCAACGAGCAACTAACTGTTGAGTTGGTTAACGATTTGCCGTTCCCTTCCTCCCTGACTGCGGTGGATTGGATTGGAGACTTTACCCCTTATGCCTCGCGTTAAAATGCCCTGCTACCGGATTGGGACACTAGAGTTCCGTCCGGCCATTGCTGCTGATGCGGTCCTGTTCTACCCGAAGCTTCGGGCGGCGGACCTGGATGAACTTCGGGCCGGGTCAGTTGACGCTGCCTCGCTCTTGGAGCGGTCCATCATGGTTTCCGACGAGTGCATGGTTGCCGAGGATGCCAAAACGCATGAGCCGGTGGCGATATGGGGGGTCAGTGAGACCAAGCCCGGCTACGGGGAAATCTGGCTGATGGCCACCGACCTCGTCAAGAAGCACCAGACCACGTTCCTCCGGACCTCAGCCAAGGCCATTGCGGACTACCTGGAGCGATACTCGGTTCTAGGAAACATGGTCCTCGATACCAACCACCTCCACATCAAGTGGCTGAAGTGGCTTGGGTTCAAGTTCATCAACCACCATAAAGGATTCGGCGTCAACGGCGAAGGATTCTACGAATTTGTCAAGATATGTGTTACGCAGTAGCCGCATTAGCAATCAGCGCCGCCTCAGCGGTGGCTGGAGCAGTTGGTCAGGCCCAACAGGCCCGGGCCACTCAGGATTTCCAGGACCAGAACTCGGCAGCCGAGCAGGACCGGGTCAAGCAGGACTACCAGCAGCTTCGGCTCCGTCAGGCCACCGAGGCTGAGTCCTCCGCCAGGGAGCGTGAGAACGTCCAGAAGGCAGGCCGGAAGCAGCGGGCTACGGCGAGCAACATGGCCGGTGAGTCGGGAGTGGCTGGCAATAGTGTGGACCAACTCCTTCAGAGCTACGCGGCCCAAGAGGCCAGCATCCAGTCCGCCGCCAAACGTCAAGCTGAAGTCAGCAATACGTTCACCAACACCCAGGTCGAGGCGGCTAGGCTCGGGAGCAGCGCCCAACTGGCCAACATCAACAAGCCGGTATCCAAGCCCAACTACATCGCGTCGGCCCTTCAGATCGGTTCTGGGGCGATTGACGCGGCGGGAGTGGCTAAGCAACGCGGAAGCTGGTGGAGCTAATCTATGGCTAATCAAATCAATCAACGCCGGGTGATGCAGGACTTGGGCTATCCGCCCGCCCTCCAACCCGCCCAAGTGGTCCCATCCCCCCAGCGGCTCGTCCAGGTCGAACAGCCCGACATTGGTCAGTTCAACGACCTAATCAACTCACTGGGCCAGTTCAACCAGTCCCTCCAGAAGTATGGTAAGCAGGAGTTGGACGAGCGCATTGCCGAAGCCCCAGCCAAGGCCCTTGAGTTCTACCGGGAGGCTCAGAAGCAGACGGCCGTCAAGGTCAAGGACTACGTCACCAATAAGGTGATGGCCCTAGGCAGCGCTCCCCAACTCCGGCGCACCGCCCTGAACTTCTTAGGGGAGCGTATGGCCACGGATAAGTATGGGGCCAGCCTGTTTGAACAGGCCAAGCGGGTGTCATCCGAAGTCAACCCTGAGGACCCGGAAGCGGTGATAGCTGAGGTCCGTAAGGCCTTCGAGGAGGAGCTCGGGGACAATATGTTCATGCGGGAGGGTGCTTCAGGGGTGATGACCAACATGGAGAACTCCTTCCGGGCTCAGACCCGGGCGGCTCAGGATAAGGCTTTCGAGGACCGGGCCATCAATGAAGGCTCGTCCAACGTCATTAGCGCCCTTAGCTCCGCCTTTGGTAAGGGTGCGGACGGGAACCTCCTGCCGGCTGAGGCTCAGGCTGAGGGCTTCAAGAACGCGGTTGGGGTCACCAGTGTCCTAGCCAAGTCCGGGGTCAGTAATAGCAACAAGATTTTCGCCGCCGCGCTCCACAGTGCCGCTTACCGCCAGATTTCCGAGAAGAACTTTGCGGGGGCTCGGGCCATGCTGGACTTCGCCCGGGAGCACCAGATCGTTGACCCTGAGACAGGCCAGAAGGTGGGAGACCTCTACAACGTCAAGGAGGTCAATGACGTTATCAACAGCACCGAGGACGCCATCTACCGGGCTGAGAAGCAGGACGAGGCCGAGAACGCTGATAACGCCGGTAAGCTCAGGCAGAACGCCATATATGCCGGTGAGGCACTGGCGAATGAACTCTACAATCTCAACCCGACTGTAAGCCCTGAGGAAGTCCGGGCGGCTGTGGCCGAGAAATATGGCCCGAACAACCCGTTGATCGGGACGATTCAGGTGACGGCCCGGGACACCCTTTCCAGGAACCGTCAGAACGCCGGGGTCGTCACTGACCCAGAGGTGGTAGGCCGGGCGCTGAATGTCGCCCTTGATGGCAGGCCCGATGAAGCCTTGGCCATGTTGAACAACTCCCCGAATGTTTCCTCAATGGCCAAGTTCGATGCCCGGAAGCAGATTGAGGCCATCCGCGCCTTGGCACCGGTCACTGAGTCCAGCCAAGCCAAGAACGCCTTCTTGGTCTATGGGGAGGCCTTGTCCGATTTTATCACCACCGAGACCGACTTCTCCAAGGGTGTCTATGACCAGCACAGTGATAAGCGGGCCTCCATTCAGGTAGACTTCCAGAAGAACTTCAACCGGATGCTCCACACCGCCGTCCAGGAGTATCAGGCGTCTCACCCGAATATGTCTCTGGAGCAGATCAAGATTGAGGCCCTTGGGAGTATGCTCGACAAGGTTGGCGCTGATACCGTCAAGGCTGCCAAGGACAGCTGGACCACCTACAAAGAGTCCAAAGGGTTCGGCTACAACCCAGGTGGCAAGGTGACGGTCAACAAGGTGACTGGCAAGAACCTCACGGAACGAATGGCCTCAGCTTCGGGAGCCTACACGGCGGTCATGAACACCACCGGTGGTGAGCTTACCCAAGAGGTTGCAGGCGCTCTGGCCCCCATCCGAGCGTGGAAGGACCGGAACTGGGATGATGTGGTTAAGGTAGGTCGTCAAATCGCCTCAGGTGAGATTACGAGCCAGCCTGAGATTGACGGGTATCTCCAAATCCGCAAGACCTTTGGCCTTACCCCCACCGAGGTCATCAATGGACGCACCTCCGATGGGGTCGCATTGGACCTTAACCAGATGCGAGAGACCGGTGAAATCTACAAGACCGGGATGTTTGGGAGCTATGAGAAACTCCAGGCTTCCCGGGGTGAATACGTGAAGCTGGCCTCTGAAGTAGAGGGCCCGGATGCGGACAAGGCCCTGATTGATGCCAAGCTGGAGACCACGGAAATGGGTCTCCTCCTGAAGCGGCTGGGGCTTACCACCGACGCCGAGGTCCAGGCCTTCCTGTTGAACCAGGAGAAGATCATGCGGTCGGCTGAGTTGTTCAATCCGAGCCAAAAGTCTGGTAGCCCAAAAGCGCCGGCCGACGGGTCGGCTCAGATCGGATTCGAGAGCGAAACTGATGCGTGGTCACTGGCCCGGGACTTCACTGACTGGCCGGGGTCGCACACCAAGCCTAAGTTACCCGAGAACTCTGCCGTTCCCTCGATCGTCGGAATGTCGGACCAGGAGGTCGTTGACGACTTCTACCTAAACTACGAAACTCCGCCCAGCCATGATTGGCTCACCAAGCCCTCGGCGGTTCTCGCCCACCGGAAAAAGACTAAATCCGCCCTTTATGAGGTTCTGGCGGAGTATTGGAAGATTCCACCTACGGACATTGGGGACTACCAAATCCCGGGAAGGTCCCAGATTCATGGTCGGTGGAATGACTATAAGACGAAATTCAACGCCCTCACCGCCGAGGAGAAGGCCAAGCTTATCCGTCTCTCCCAAGAACGCGCCCGGAACTACACCGAGTCCCCCATCAAATCCAAGTAATCTATATGGCATTTAACCTACCTGAGTTGACCGCCCCGCCCATCAGCCGCGCCCCGACTACCAGCCCGTTTGACCCCCAGCCGGTGAACCCGACCGTGGTGGCCGGGAATACGAACATCGCCAAGGACCTAGCCTTAGCTCCGGTCCGGGGAGCGTTGAACTTCGGGACGAGTGTTTATAACTTGGTGGACACCGTGGCCGGGGACGCCCTCCCGGATGCGGACTTCAACTGGCTCGGTAAGTCTGAGACTATGGGTGGTCAGATTGTCGAGGAGATCAGTGAGTTCGCTCTTGGGTTTGTCCCGTTGGTTGGAGTCGCCGGCAAGCTGGGCCGGGCTGGTAAGGCTGCCTCGTTGTTCCGTAGGGGAGCGAAGTGGACCGCCCAGTCAAAGCTAGGGAAGGTCGGTGAGAGCGTCAAGAACCTCACCCTGACCGGTGACGCCGCCCTCGGTGGTATCCAAGGTGGTCTCCTCTACCAAGAGGGCGAGGACCGGCTGGCCAACCTGATCGAGAAATACCCGGAGTTGGAGAACCCAGTCACCTCCTACCTCCAGCAGACCGGAGACGAAGGCGAGATCGAGGGACGGTTCAAGACTGCCCTTGAGCAGGCCGGTTTGAGCTACCTGGTGGGTGGGGCACTTATCCTCGGCCTAAAGAGCGTCAAGGCTGGCCGTAACGCCCTGATGGCCGGCGCTGACCCTGATGCTGCCGCCGCGGCCGCTACCAAGGCTTCGGATGTCGAAGCTGCGATAGCTAAGACCTACGCACCTGGGGCTGAGAAAGCCGCGCCAGTTAACGAGTTCCCCGGCCTACCAGACGTTGACGACGAGACCAAGAAAATCCTGACCAACTTCTATATTGGAGGGGATGACGATGCTTTGACCGAGAAAGGTATGCGGTTCGTGTCCCAGATGTTCGAGGAAGGCAAGTCCAAGGACGTGCTCCGGGCTATGGTGTCCGTCATCCAAGATGATCTCAAGGTAGGTCAACAAGCCCTGCCGGATGCCGTCGTGGTCGAGCAGGCTTCCCAAACCCTGGCCTCGGCGCTCCGCTTGAGCCCGGAACAGGTCAACCTCTACTTTCACAAGGCCTACACCGACATTTCCACCATCCAGGCCCAGGCGAACCTGATCGCCCACGGTGCGATTGTGGAGCGGTTTGGGATGGGCTTCTATGACTCCATCCGGGCGATGGTTAATGACCAGAATCCTGACACCATAGCCAAGATGCTCAAGGCCAAGAACGAGTATCAAGGGGTGCTTCAGAGTTTCGACAAGATTCGGTCCAGCCTTGGGAGCATGTTGCGCTGGATTGGGAAGATTGAGCGGGGAGCTTACCAGTCCCACAACTTAATGTCACTGGCGGAAATGACTGACGAGGCCCTCCAGAAGCAAATGGCTGACCCGAAGGCGGCAGCGGAACTCCACAAGATTTTCCTTGGCCTGGGTGACGGTGCTAACGCCAAGTCCATCCGTGACCTAACCTCCGTCGAGCGCTACTTTGGTATCCACCATGAGTATTGGATAAACATGGGACTCTTGTCAGCCCCTAAGACCGCCATTGCCAACTTCATGGGTAACCTGACCACCACCCTACTCTACCCCGGTGAGATTGCGGCAGGGGCAGTATCCCAGCTTGCCCAAGGGGCTGGCACTGGGGCCGGAACTGCGGTTCGGGTCATGCGCCCTTCAACCGCGCTCAAGGGCTACATGCACATTGCCACTGGCATTGCGGACTCATGGTCATTCATGCTTCGCCACCTCAAGACCGGAGTGACCGCCTTTGAGGGCCCGCCTCTTGGTGAGGCCTCAATGGCCCGGAAAGCTATCACCGCCGAGGGTCTTGGAGTCGAGCAGGCCAACCTCGCCAAGATGGTGGACTACTTGGGCAACGTCATCCGGCTTCCCCAGAAGGTCCTGGCTGGCACTGACACGTTCTTTAAGCACCTCAACGGCCATGTCGCCGCCAAGATGAAGCTCTACGACCAAGCCGTGGACCTCGGGTTTGCTGGTAAGGATGCGGACAAGTATGTCACGGACAAGCTGAACCAGTTGCTTGACAAGTCCGGTTCGTTCTACAACCGGGACTTGCTGGCTAAACGCTTCCACTCCGAAGGTAAAGAGCTCCTCAAGGATGGTCGGATTGACGACCTAGAGAGCTTCATCCTCACCAAGCTGGACGAATACGAGAAGAACAACGGAGCGGTCCTTGAGTTCGCCAAGGACTACGCCGAGAGGTCCACATTCACCCAAGCCCTCCCGGACAAGGAACTGGTCGAAGGCATTGACCCGGTCACGGGTGAGGCAGTGTCCAGGGCCTATGGCGTCAGCGCCCAGCGGGTGGTTGATACCGCCGCTAATGCCCATCCGGTGTTCAAGATGGTCCTACCGTTCACCAAGACCCCGTTGAACCTCCTGAACACGGTAGGCCAGCGCATCCTGCCGAACGAGTCTGTCCCCGGGCTTAAGAGCCTGCACCGGCAGTATTTCAAGGACCTGACCAGCGGGGACCCGGTCAAGGTGGCTTGGGCTGAGGGCCGGGTGGTTACCGGCGCGGCGATGGTCAGCAGCGGCCTGAGTCTGGCCATGTCCGGCAAGGTCACTGGGTCCGGCCCGGTCAACGACAATGAACGGAAGATTCTGGAACAAACCGGATGGCAGCCCTACTCCTTTGTCGTGGACAATGAGGATGGTACCAAGAGTTATATCTCCTACCAGAGAATGGACCCATTAGGGACGTTCTTCGGCCTGACTGCCGACATCATGGAACACATGAAGAAGTCCAACGAGACCCCGGACGCCGACATCATTGACATGATTACCGCCACCTCGATGGCCGCCGCCAACAACCTGACCAACAAGTCCTATCTGTCTGGTCTGGACCAGATCAGCAACGTCCTGTCCGACCCGAACCGTTTTGGTCCGAAGTTCTTCAGGAAGCGGGTGGCCTCATATGTCCCTAATGTCATCCGGTCGGCGGTTGGGGCGTTTGGTGATGACCCATATATGCGGGAAGCTCGGTCCGTCTTTGACTCCATTAAGGCCAGCATCCCAGGCCTATCCTCCGGGGTGGATGTTCAGCGTAACCTCCTTGGTGAGCCGGTCGAGCACAAGACCCTCGCCCCGGGAGTTGACTACCTGAATCCAATCAAAGTGTCCCGTGGTGGTGCGGACAAGGTCATGTCTGAGATCGGTAAGATGGGGGACGCCTTCACGCCACCAAGGCCCACCCAGGCGGACGGGATGGTCAACATGCTGAAGTATGCCGGGAGCAACGGCCAGTCCTCGTATGACCGCTTCCTAGAACTCACCGGGGAAGTCAAGATCGGAGGTAAGACCTTGCGGCAAAAACTTGAAAAACTGATGGAGTCTGGGGAGTATTCCCGCCTCCAAGAGACCGGCCTTGGTGAGGTTGACAGTCCCCGGAGCCGCCTGATTCGCCGGGAAGTGTCCCGCTACCGTGATGCGGCCATGTCTGCCACCCGGAAGGAGTTCCGCCAGCTGGATGACGACATTCGCCGGGTCGAGACCGGGAAGCGTAACCTGAAGCTTGGCCGTAAACTCACCATCGAGGACCTAATGCCAACGAACTAATATGACCACCGTAACCTATACCGTAAGCGTTCCTAGCCAGCGTGACTATGCCTTCCCCTTCGAGGCTCTTGATGACTCCCATGTGGAGGTCCAGGTGGACGGGGTAATCCAGACCAGCCCGACCCACTTCACCGCCAATCTGGCCACCTCAACCGTGTCCTTCAAGGCGGACCTGGTTGCCGGCAATGTCATTGTCATCCGGCGGAACACCCCCAGGACCATTCCGGTGGTTACGTTCACCAATGGGGCTAGGGAGTTAGCTGACAAGCTAAACAAACAATCCAAGCAGCCTCTATTCGTCATCGAGGAGACTGACGAGACTGGCACGATGCAGTTGGACGGGGATGGGAATTGGAACGCCCAGAGCCGGAAGATTGCCAATCTCGTTAACCCAGTCTCAGCTCAGCAAGCGGCCACCAAAGCCTACACCGATGGTCTAGTGTCCGATGCCCTCGGCTTCCAAGCCGGAGCGTCTCCAGGCATTTATCAGTGGCCTAATGCCAACACGCCAACACAAGAAATTACACCCACAGCTCCGACCGGAGTCAGCTACTCACCGGGGACATGGGAACTCTATTGCCTACGTGGCTACGAGTGGCACTCTCTACCGCCAACGAGTTACACAGTTTATGAGGACGCTGGAGCACTTAAGATTGACTTCCCGAATACTGATGTATTCTTGGCAGTCTCGGATTTTGAAATTACTTACCAGGGGACAGTTACCGACTACTTAGGCAACGCCACCACTGCCGGCGCACTATCCACTGCCAGGAACATCGAGCTAACCGGGGCGGTCACTGGGGCTGTCCCATTTGACGGGTCGGCAGACGTAGCCATCGCCACCACTTTGGCTAACAAGACCGGTGGCTCGTTCATCCCAACCACCGTTTACACCAACGCCAACGTATCCTTTGACGCTCAAGGGCGGGTCCAGACGGCAGCTAACGGGGCTGGGGCTTCTGACTTTATCGGAGCAACTTCAAGTGACGACGGGGAGCGGGGCCTTGTGCCCGTGCCATTGGCGGTGGACCGTTACGACTTCCTCCGTGGGGACGGGACTTGGACGGCGGTTGATAGTGTTAATGGCCGTCAGGTGTTTACCTCGAATGGGACCTTCAACGTCCCGCCGGGGGTAAGAAAGGTCAAGCTAACGATCATTGGGGCGGGGCGCGCTAATGTGAACGGGCGGGGCTCTGGCTATAACGGAGCCCGGGGTTGCGGAGTCATATCAGTAGGCGCTGAGGAGGCCATCGCTGTAACAATCGGAGCAGACCCTAATCCAACTACATTCGGCGCTTACGCTTCAGCACCATGCGGGGTCCTTGACGACACTGAGCGGCTGGTCAGTGGGACGGCAGCGAGTAGCCTTTCAAAGGTTGTCCCGGCAATCTACTACTCATCCACCAAACAGACTACTCTGGACGTTCATCACCACTATTACGGAATGGGTGGGAGCAATATCTATACCCCGACTGGTAACACGGTCACTGCCACACTTCCTGGAGCCCCCGGCCTAGTCATCGTCGAATGGTAATCATCATGGACACCATCTACAACGAAATCAGGACCAAACTGGCCCAAGCGTTCCTTGACCGCCTTAATGGCGAGCCCACCACCAATGACCTGAACGCCATCCGGCAGTTCCTCAAGGACAACAATGTGGTCAGTCCGAAGAAGATCGAGGTGGACGAGGCCACCAAGGTCATGGATGAACTGGCCCTGAAGCTTCCATTCCAACAAGCGGCTAAGAAATAACTATGGCTAAAGAACGTGATTATAAACGTGAGTACGAACAATACCACGGCAAGCCTTCTCAAATCCGCAACCGGGCCAAGCGAAACGGGGCTCGGGCCTTGATGATCAAGAAGCGTGGGAAGGCGGCGGTGGCCGGCAAGGACGTGGACCACAAGCGGCATCTGGCCAAAGGTGGTGGCAACGGTATGGGCAACCTCAGAATCCGCTCTGTCCATGCGAACCGCTCCGACAACCACTAAGAAGCCAAAGGTAGCGGTAAGAAAACTTCCCAAGGGCTACTATGGCCTCTGCTGGAGCGATGGGACCATCCACATCCGTAAGGGTCTTCGCTGGCGCTCGCACCTCAACACCCTAATCCATGAGTGCCTCCACCACTTCAACTGGAATTGGTCGGAGGCCAAGGTGAGGACGGTCTCGAAACACCTCACGGAAATCCTAATCAAACACCGCTTCCGGCGTATCGAGCCCTATTGATGAAGAAGAAAATCCACATCCCCTCAGAGCTCTACGACTTCCGTAACTTCGTCTGGCTGGTCTGGAAGCACATTGGCCTCCCCGAGCCAACTCCGCTCCAGTATGACATGGCCGAGCGCATCCAACACGGGCCCAGCCGGGACATCATCGAGGCCTTCCGGGGCGCGGCCAAGAGCTACCTAACCTCAGCCTTCGTCTGCTTTGAGTTGCTCCACGACCCGGACAAGAAGTTCCTGGTGGTCTCGGCCTCGAAGGCCCGGGCGGACGACTTCTCCACCTTCACCCTCCGGCTCATATCGGAAATGCCGATTCTCCGCCACCTCCAGCCAAAGGACACCCAACGGTTCTCCAAGGTGGCCTTCGACGTTGGGCCAGCCGTAGCCGCCCATAGCCCCTCAGTCAAGAGCCTGGGCATCACCGGCATGATGACCGGAAGCCGGGCCGACATCGTGATAGCTGACGACGTGGAGTCGTTGAACAACTCCCTGACCCAAGGTAACCGGGATAAGATTGCCGAGACCGTCAAGGAGTTCGAGTCCATCCTGAAGCCCGGGGGGCGCATCCTCTACCTAGGGACGCCTCAGTGCGAAATGAGCCTCTACAACTCCCTTCAGGAGCGAGGGTATCAAATCCGCATCTGGCCGGCCCGGTATCCCTCTGAGGCCCAGAGGATGGCCTATGGAGGCAAGCTGGCCCCAAATCTGGTCTCAGCCGTCCTAGCTGACCCGGCCCTAGCGGGTAAGTCCACCGACCCCAAGCGGTTCTCTGACCTCGATCTCTCCGAGCGGGAGGCTAGCTATGGCCGGTCGTCGTTCAATCTCCAGTTCATGCTGGACACCACCCTGTCTGATCAGGACCGGTATCCGCTCAAACTTCGGGACTTGGTGACCATGCCACTCGACGCCGTCCTGCCTGGAAAGGTGGTCTGGGGACCGGACAACGAGACGATGGTCCGGGAGCTTCCGGCCTTAGGCTTGGCGGGAGACCGGTTCTACCGGGCCCGGACCACCCTAGAGGGCTTCCATCAGCCAGCCGGGACGGTCATGGCGATTGACCCGTCTGGCCGGGGTAAGGACGAGACCGCCTTCGCCATCGTGAGCCTATTGAACGGCCAGTTGTTCTTACGGGCCTCAGGAGGGTTCAATCAAGGCTACACCCCTGAGACCCTGTCATCGCTGGCAATGGTGGCCAAGCTTCATGGGGTCAATCGAGTCCTGGTGGAGTCTAACTTCGGGGACGGGATGTTCTCCCAGCTACTTAGGCCCGTGTTCGCCAGAATCTTCCCAGCCACCATCGAGGAGGTCCGTCACTCCATCCAAAAGGAGAAGCGCATCATTGACACCCTTGAGCCCATCCTGAACCAGCACCGGCTGGTAGTGGACGCTGGGGTGGTGTCGAGGGACTATGCCCAGACTGCCGAAGAACCCCAGCGGGGACTATTCTACCAGTTGACGCGCATGACCCGGGAAAAGGGAGCGCTGATGTGTGATGACCGGATAGATGCGCTGGCGATGGCGGTGGGGTATTGGGTGGCCTCGTTGGCGCAAGGGGTGGACGAGGCGGTTAGCGCCATGAAGGATGACCTACTCCAGGCGGAACTAGACAAGTTCATGGAGTCGGTCACAGGCCGGAGGACTAGCGAAGGCTGGGGGAAGATTTACCACTCACTGAAATAGCCATCTACCGTCTAATGTAATGCGATTACTTTTCTCGTTCGCTTTCGGCAGTTTGGTCGTCGCGGAAGGCCTCGAACCCTCAACCGTGCCCTTATAAAGGGCGTGCTCTACCTTTGAGCTACGCGACGGTTTCAAACCACGAAGCCCAGCAAGCAGGCGGGCTCGCGGGCGGCTTTTATCTTCCGTCTAATGTAATGCGTTTCTGACATTTGCGTTATTTAGGCATCTGGCGCTAGTCGCTTATATGCTTGTTGTGCGTCTTCACGGCAGTGGCGTCCAGTGTGTTGCCGGTTGGCTTCCTTTGCCATCGGATTCGTTTGGAAGCCCGAAGTGCGGGTTGCCTCCATCATCACGCCAGAAGGTCACGATCCTTGCATCATAGACCCCGGCATATTTGCAGATTACCCTTTGACCATCAGCGGGATGGCTTTTGGATACGCTTTCCCACGCACAACAAGGTTGCTTCAGCGAACCCGCCGATAGCTTCGCGGCTCGCGCCTGTCTTCGTCTGTCTGATCTTGTGTTCATTCTTGTTCCTTTCCTGCGGGTCGCTGAGCTTATCGTTAGGTGACTGCCTCTCCATCATCTTGCGCAGATGGACCGCAGCCTGTTTTCCGGCCACATACAGCATTTCGCCTTTGCCGCATTTCCAGCACATCACTTCTTCCTCTTTGCGCTCAGTGTGTCCGCAGCGGTTGCACACCCATTTCGGATAGCAGTCACTGCATATTGTTGGTTTGGGCCACCCCAATCCGAGGCTTTCTGTTCCGCATCTTTCGCATTTGTGATTCATATTGTCGTCACCTAACCAGTCGAGTCAGCGAACCCGGCATGGCGTCTTGGTTGCAAGTTACAGTTGTTGCGTGCCGGGTCGCTGCTCTCCGGCGTTAG